CGCCTGGCTCGTCGGATGCACGTCGCTCCCGAGCAGCGAGTCGCCCCGCATCCGCTGCCCTTCGCAGCACGACGTGGCCCGGCTCAACAGGTCGGCAGCACACTGCTCGGCTGGCTTGCACCCCGCGAGGACCGGCGGCTTGTAGCCGGCGAGCTTCGGGTCGTCGGCCGGCGTCGCGTCGAGCCGGGTCTGCACTGCGGATCGCAGCACGTCGTTCGCCTGTTGCAGCGTGCTCGTGGTCATGTGGTGTCCCTTTCGTGGTTCGCGAATTGCGAAAGCCGCAGCATGAGCCCGGCGTCAAGCCGAGCGGACGGTGCCATCGCTCATCACGCGGTAGTTGTGAACATCGAACGCCCCACGCTCGTGAACCGTCGCTACAGCAAATCCCCAGTTCCAGCGGTTGATCCTGGCGTATTCTGGCCGCAGATCGCAGAGGCATCCGGTTGACCAGCAGCCAGTCTCGCGGTGCCACATATCGGATTCAGCGTGGTTGCTAGTCCGGTGCGAATGTCCTACCAGCACTGTCGAGAGCGTTCGCAGGAACGCACCTCGAGCGACGTTGACCGGGGCTGCCATGCCTTTCGGCAATTCGTGCCCATGCAGCACCGGCAGCTTCCCAAGCATCACGGGCCGCATGTCCTCAACGAGCGTGATGTTGTGCTTGTCGAGGTCGAGCCACGCACCGAGCGACATGCGCGGGTCGTCGCTGATTTCGGGGCCGTGCTGCCACAGCCAATGCGTCCACCGCTCCTCGTGGTTCCCGGCTTTGTAAACGATCGGGATGCCAGGAAACGTCTGCCGCACCCACGCTAAGAACTCCCGCACGGCAACGAGCTCGCCCTTGAAGTCACGCTGCGTCGGGTCTTTCATGTACCGGCTGATGGCATAGAAGTCGGCGATATCACCATTGAGCAGAATCGCAGCGAGATCCTGCCCCTTGAGGAACTCAATCGCCGCAGCGACGGCAACCTCGGAGTGATACGGCACATGCACGTCGGACAAGATGCCGACCGGGCCGGCGACCTTCATGATGTGCGGCGTCCACGGTTCCGCGTGACTGGGCGGCATCGCATAATTCTCTCCCGCTTTTCTGTGTGGCCGCGGCGACGATGGTTTCATACGCTTGCGATCCTTGGTGCCATTGACGCCAAACTGCCGTTGGATTCTCTTTCGAGCCTGGTCCAGCGTGATGGCCCCGTTTGAGTCTTTGACGAGCCGACGGGCGAGCGTGCGCGCCGGCGCGTCTGGGTGCGACTTGGCGAGCCGGCGGGCCATCTCCGTAATGGGATCAGCCATCGGTCGGCTCCTTGGGCGTGATGTCGAAGAGCAGCCGCAGCACGCGACGCTGCACCCTGGCCGCCTCGGTCACGGCCTCCTCGCTGATGTTCGGGCCGAGGCTCGCGTGCAGGATCTCGTGCAGCAGCGTCTCGACCATCGTCCACCCGCGCAGCTGCTCGTCGATAAGGATGCGGGGCCGCGCGGCGTTGTCGAAATACGTCCACCCGGCGGCGTCGCCCTTCAGTGGCGTGAACCGCAGGAGCCACCGCTTGCCGTCGATCGTGATGTGATGGTCGCTCGGCATCACCGTGTCGCTGCGAGGTAGAGGCCGACGTTGGCGAACGCATAGCCGACATAGGCGATTGCCAGCCCGGTGCGCCCGTGCCACGCCAGGTCAGCGGCGACGTAGGCGTAGATGCCGCCCGTCAGGATGATGAGCCAGCCGGCCATGCGAGAGCCCTTTCGCTCGTCATGGTGGCCGGCGTGTCAAGTCGTACGGCCCCGGCGGCACGCCAGCCGCACGAGTTGTGTCGCCCCGAAATCCGTCCACGGCAGAATGGTCTGCCCTGCTGCTCGCCGCTTCGCGTGCTCCTCGCGCATGACGTGCAGGATTTCGGCCATGCCAGCATCGCTTTCGCACCAGTCGGGGCCGAGCGCGTCCATGCGGGCGGACATGCGATTGCAGGAGCACGTCGGAGTCGCCTCGATGCCGAGCCAGTCTTTCAGCAACGTTTTTAGTTCGGTGCCGGGGCCGCGTGTCTTTCTTGCTCGCGGATAAGCCGCGTGCGTCTCGTCTACGGTCACAGCATCGCCATCCTTCGCAACGATGCACGGACGTACATCGTCGAGCGTATAGCCACGCTCTCGGCACCGGGCCTCAAGGTGTTTTATGTTGCAGCGGATCACGGGCAGGGATTTTCTTCGCCAAAGCACGGAGAGTCACAGCTTAACTGCGGCCGAAAATCGCCGCCGCACTCTTCCTGGGTAACATTGTCCGTACACACAGCACCGTCGTTGGTGCATCCATAAAACGTTATCCCCGGAAGCGACAGGCCATTTCCCCTTCCCGATAGCCCATCAATGTCGCTGAAGTCTTCTGGGTCCCATTCGTAAATAGGCGTCTCGCAAGGGCTTCCGCAGCATTCCCAACTAACTGTTGCCGGTATTACTGCCCAGCGTGGAGTAGCGAAAATAACCAGCGTTTCACCGACCTGAACATTTGCGTAGCCGTTGTTTTCCAGTGCAGCCTTGAGTCCGGCAATCCAAGCATCAATCGTCCCCTTGAAGGCATTTGCCTGACCCTGTTCAAAAAAATTCCAGAAGTATTGGATTGGTGGGGTAGTGAACGTCCAAAAGAACAAACCACCGGCGACTGCTCCTGGGCATTCGCAGCAAGAGCCAAGCGGAGACTGACCGCAGCAGCACGCCTCGCTGGTAGCGAGGTTGTCGCCGACTCGCACGAGCAGGCCGTCGCGGATATAGAGCGTCGTCATTCAGGCTCTGGGCACTCGGTCGTGCCGATGATCGTGGACGTGCTCATGTTTTCTGAGGCGGCAAGGACATACACGTCTAGGGTAGTCTTAACCAAATCGCCATCCACAAATTCCACATCGGTGACAGTGGACTGCTGAGTTGTGCTAACAATCGTTGACGTGCTCGGTCCCGAGATGCCAGAAAACATATAGACATCCTCAGTAGTCTTAACCAAATCGCCATCCACAAATTCTACGTCGGTGACAATGGTTCGCGCCGCAAGCCGAAACCATCGAGCACAACCCTGTTCATTAACCAGCACCTGAGCGCCATCGCCCTGGCCCTCTAAAATCGCATCGACGCTAGAGCTGAGGTCCGCCGCGTCATCAAGTTCGGTTGCTGCTGCCTGGGACGTGCAGCCACGACCGGCTTCAATGAGCACCCCGCCGCTACATACGACGCGAACCTCTTCGTCAGGCTTTACATGCACTGGGCGGCAAAGGTTTCTTGCGGTAAACGTGCTGGGAGGGTCGAACGGATTGCCGTCTACATCCAGCCGCTCTATTGTGGCCTCTTCCCCGATCAGCCAGTCAGAGAATATGCGACCGATGCGAATCTCGCGATCCGTCTCCAGAAGAATCCACTTTCCGCCGACCAGCCCGCTGGCCACTTTGACCGTATCTGCAGCAGGGACGCGAACAGTAGAAAAGAAGTTAACGGCCGTGAACATTACCGGCGGGTCGAACGGATCTCCGTCCGGTTTGAGCTTCTCAACCGTAGCCGTTTCGCCGCTAGTCCAGTCCGATGAAATGCGGCCGAGCCTGATCTGCTTCTTGCCAGCCTCAAGCACTGGGCCAAACGTCAGCGGCCTCGTGCTTCGCGGCTCCTGCTCCACGGCCCGCACGACGCGAGCGACGCGAGCTGCCGAGCCGAGGTCGAACTGCGTGAGGTCAGCCATGGTTCACCCCGTGGGCAGCGGAGTGGTCGGAGGATTGCCGAACAGCGTCGTGAAGTTCACCACCGGGTTGACTCGACGCACAAGGATGGCCGGAGCCCCGAGCGTCATCCCGCCGTTGCCGTCAAGCCCGACGGGGCCAGGGCTCGCCACCCATTCTGCGTTCTCGAAATCGAACACCATCGCGCGTCGCTTCTGATTGCTCAGGATGAAGTTGAACCCCACGTCGGGCAGCTGCAGGCTGTGTCCGCTCTGGCGATAGTGCAACTCGGCCGTCGCCTTCCAGTAGGCGACCGTTCCGCCGTTGAACTCCTCTTGCGTCTGCTGCACGCTAATTTTGTCTAGCTTGACCGAGTGTGCCGGGCAGCCGAAGTACGTTGCGTCATTCACGCACTGGCTCGCGGCGAACCAGTTCGTAGGAAACGTTGCGAAGTTGTACGTCACGCGAGCGACTGATAACGCCTCCTGCGTCACCAGTCCAGGGAAGTAGTCGTAGGCACTGTTCGTCAGCGGATACTTCGTGCTGTTGTCGTTTCCGGCGTAGTAGAAAAGCGCCGGCACCTCGCCCGGCGCGCCATCGAACTCCCACACGCCAGGTCGATCCGTTGGTGCTTGCAGTTCGTAGGCCAGGATAACGCCGTATTCGTAGAGAATATGAACGTGGTACGGCGAACCTTCAAAACCTTCCGTGATCGTGATCTTGCGACACTTGTTGAAGGTATAGAAGGGGTGGGCGGTCCCAATGTTGACGCCCGTAGCCGCGACCAGTTGATTGTCATCTATCGGCGATGATGTTAGCGCGTCATCACTGAGGACACACACGAGCTCGCGCGTAAGCGTCCTAGACTTGCCGATCTCGAACACGCCTTTGCGTGCAAGCTCCTTCACGCTGACAACGCTAGCCATGAGTCACTCAAGGATCAGGGGAAGATCACGGCCGGGATGCCGATGCGGTTGAGGTTCTGCGTCAAGCCGGTGGCAATCGTCTGCAGAATCTTGTTCGCCTGCCGTGCCGCAATTAGCCGAGGATCTTGAGCGTTGGCCGCGAGGCCCAGCACCAGGGCGGCACCCTCCTGCGTTCGCACGTCGGCGGTGTTGACCGTGCGCGAGCCGACGGTGTTGAGTTCGCCGAGACGCTTTTGCTGACGGTCGAACTCGGCGGCTTGGGCCTTTTGGGCCTCTTGCATGATGCGCTGTTGCTCTTGGGCAATGGCCTGTTGTTGCTGTTGCTGCGCCTTGGCGGCTTCTTCCTGTTCCTTCAAGTACGCTTGCTGAAAGGCTTCGCGTTGCTTTGCCACGCCGCTAGCAATGTCCTCTTCCTTGGCCTTGACTTGATCGAGTTGCTGCAGGCGAAGAGTCGCCGCTTTCTGGGCCTCGGCGTCGCCGGCAGCACGGGCCTTCGCCTGGGCTTCTTCCGCGCGAGCGATCTCGGCGTTAATCGCCACGAGGTTCTGAGCCGCCGCGATCCGCTCTTGATCGCCGCCGACCATCTGCTGCTGAATTAGGCCGTTGACGAGTTCTTCTTGCTGGAGGCGCAGTTTCGTCGCCTCCTCGTCGGCCTTTTTTCTTTCGTCCAAAACCCTCTTTTCGTTGGCCATTCGTTGGTCGAACAGTTGCTGCTGCCGCGCTACCTCGGCGTCGTATGCGTCCTTGTTGAGAATGCCAACCTCAGCCTGCCGCTGCGCCTCGGCAATCCCTTCTTGGAGTTGCAAGGCGGCGTCAAACCCTGCCTGCCCGAACTCCTTAGACTTCTCGATCGCAGTCGATACGGCCTTATCGGCACCCTCGAAAGCCTGCTGGAAGCCTTGCCCGAAGCCCTGCTCGAGCGCCTGCTGCTGCTCCTCGAGCTTGGACTGCAGCGTGTCGAGTTCGGCGATCCTCGCCTGCGCGTCCTCGGCACCAGAGGCTGCCACCCGCTGGCGCTCGCGCTCCACGGCAGCAAGGTCTTCCGACAACTTGCTTGCCGCGTCGCTCGTCTTGAGCAGGCTCTCGACGCGCTTGCCGTCAGCCTCGGCCTGCTTCTCGGCCGCATCGGTCGCTTCCTGCCGCAGTTGCTTTTCCTTGGCAAGTTCGGCGTTCAGGTTCTTCATAAACCCGTTCATGATCTGAATCTGGCTCGCCGTGAGTTCTCCTTCGGCGGCCATCTTCGAGAACGTCTCTAGCGTTCCCCGCGACTCTTGCAAGAACGTAGACGTGCCGTCAGTCGCAGTCTTCAGGAACTGGCCGAGGTCTTCGGTCGCCGCTGCCAGATCCGCCTGCACCTTCACCTCTGGTAGCCGGGCGTTTTCAATGCCGGCCCGCAGCCCGCGAATAAACTTCTGAGCCTCGCCCTCGCCGGCCGCCTCGGCATTGCCGCCGCCGGAAAAGATGCTGTTGAACGTAGTAGCAGCGTTAGCCGCCGCCGCTTCCATCTCCGCGGCGTTTTTCTTTGCGGACTCTTCGGACGCGGCGGCAAGGCCCGCTCCGAACTCTTGCAAATCGTCGCTCACCCAACTGCCAATGCCTTCGAGCAGCCTTCCGAAGCCGATCAGCAGGGCGTCAATGCCAATCTGAATCGTGTTGAATACCGTACGGAATCCTTCCATTCCGCTGACAAGCAACTGGCCACCGATGCGGAACACCTCGCCAACGTCCGCGAGCGACGTGGAAAGGTCGCCGAAACTCCCCATAAAGCTGTCGAACACGCTCGCGAAATACTCGGCACCCTCCAACAGCACGTCGGTGATCGCGTTGGCGATGCCCGTGCCGCCCTGGCCCTGCGAGCCCTGCCACTCTTCTACGAACTGCAAGAACTCTTCGGTGACTGCCGTGACCGCCGGAGCCAGGTTGCCAATCACCTGCCCGACGATGCCCTCGACGGTGGCGCTTACAAGGTCAAAGGCATCGTTCATGTCGCCGACGTTGTTCACCTGTGTCTCGCTGACGATGATGCCAAGCCGCTCGGCGCGTGCCTGCAACTCCTCGATGCTCGCGGCACCCTCGCGAAACAGCGGGGCGAGCGCAGCACCCTGCTTGCCGAATAGTTGCACAGCGGCAGCCGCTCGATCCGCAGCGGTCGGCAACTGCGAAATCGCTTCGCCGATGGCCGAGAACTGCTGCTCCGGTGCCAGCGCCTTGAGTTCAGCGACGGTCAGTCCGATGCCACGGAGCGACTTGTCGAAGGCGTCTCCTGCATCCGCCTTGCCGATGTTGACCGAGAGCCTTTGGATCGCAACGCCGAATGCCTCTGCGTCTACGCCGGCGAGCTTCGCCGCCAGCGAGTAGCCCTGAAGTGCTTCAACACCGATTCCGGTGCGGGCCGAAAAGTCGTTCAGTCGGTCGATGTTGGCGCTGACGGTGGCAGCGAGCGACGTGACCTGGCTGGATACGCGAGTGAACGCGCTGCTGAGAGCCTGAAACCCGTCGATGAGCAGCCTGCCAACTTCGATCTTCGTGAGCAGGCTCACGTTCCGGGTAAGTTTGTCGATGTCGCCGCCGGCCTTATCGGCCGCAGCCCCGGCCCGGTCGAGGTCGGTCTTTGCCCTGGCGGCAGCACGATTGAACTGCTCCTGGCTTAAGCGTCCCTCGTCGAGGTGCCCCTGGAGTTCTTGAATCTGCTGGTCGTACCGCTCCTGTGGCGTAATGTTCGCCTGGATAATGCGAGCAGCAGCCGCCGCCGCGTCAGCACGAAGTTTCTCCGTCCTGGCCGCCTCGGCGTTCGCACCGCTCGCTTCGGCCTTCGCTCTAGCGGCGATCTCTTCGGTGATCGCTCCGTCTCTCAGCAAGTCGTCGATTCGCTGAAGCTCGGCCGCCCGCTTTTCTTCGGTGGTCAAAAACTGGGCCGTCAGCCTCTGCCCTTCTGCGATCGTGGCCGCCCTGTCGGATTCGGCCTTCGCCGCAGCGGCAGTCGCACCGCTCACGTCGTCGATGGCGCGACGATACGTCTCTTCGCTAATCAAGCCGGCGGCGCGCTTTTCATTCAGGTCCGCTTCAATGGCCGCTCGCTTCTCGGCATCGGTGCGATACTTCGCTGTAATCGCCTCGGCCTGTGCGGCCGTAGCCGCCGCTTGCTTTTCAGCGGCAGCGGCCTGGTCGGCCGCTTCTTTCGCAGCAGCCGCGGCGCGAGCGGTTTCCCCTGTCAGATCGGCTCTGGCGCGGGCGGCTGTCTCCGCACTGATTGCGCCTTGGGTTTCGAGTTTTGCAATCCTATCAATCTCGACGGCAAGTTTTTCTTCCTCAGTGCGGTACTGCGCCGTTACGCGGGCACCCTCCTGAAACGCCTTCGCCGTCTCGTTCGCGGCTGCAGATAGAGCCTTGAACTCTTCGGTGAACGTCTTGGCGTCAATCTGCCCGGTACGGAGGGCCGACTGTAAGAACCCGAGGTCGGTTGCGAACTGCTTCTGGGCATTTGTTGCTCCAGCGGTAGCATCGCCGAACGTCTTGAATACCTCCGAGACCTTCGCCGCTTCGGAATCCAACTGCTGCAGCGCCCGCTCCACGGGCGAAAGGCTCTGCCGAACGCCCGTAGCGTCCGCAGAAATCTTCATCGCCAGTGAGAGCACGTTCGCCATCAGTCGAATCCAAGCTGTTTCTTCAAGTCCAAAATCACGTCGCGGGCCTGCACCTCGTGCTGCGGCGGCTCTTCGATCGGATTGAAGTCGCTCGCCCGCGGTGCCTTGCCCTTCTCGCTGTACGGAGCCAGGATCGCCGAGACGGTCAGGCCCGTCTCGGCCCAACTGTCAGGGATCGCCTGGTAGTACCGCGTAAAAGCCATCCACTCGCCGAGCTCACGCGACGACATGCGCCGCTCGATCTCGCCGACCGTCATTTTCAAGTGCCCCGCCAAACGAAACAGGAAGCGTCTCGTCGGGCGGATGTTCAGTTTTTTGCCAGTTCCTCCACGTCGCTTTCGCTCATCGCGTTGTGCTTCATCGCCTTGTCGAAGAGCTTCGACACGACCTTCGCTGACTTGCCCGCCAGCTCCTCGACCTTCTCGTCGCTGAACAGCCGCTCGCCGGTCTCGGGGTGGCAGAGGCAGCGGGCGAGGAACTTGGTACGGAAGTTGTCGATGCCCGTCTCACGCTTGCCGATCCACTCCCGCTCGTAGGCGTCACGCTCGCCGACCGTCATCACGCGGATGCCGAGCG